AGAAGATGAGCCTTGGGTAATGACTAGATTTAAAGATAATCCTGTAGGGAATCCCATTTCTAACTCTTATTCTCTTGAAGTAAGATGTGATAGAACAGAGTTAAAAGTACAACTCAACCAATGGTTATCTCAATTTGAAGAAATTCTTATGGTTTCAGATTGTTTGGCTTACGATTGGGTATTGTGGAATCAGATATGGGGCCACGCTTTTAGCATACCTGAGCATGTATTTTACATACCGATGGATATATGCACTATGTTCTTTATGAAAGGTATAGATCCAGATATTAGTAGGGAAGAATTTTCTGGTATGACGGAAGGAGCGGAAAAACATAACGCTTTGTGGGATGCTAAAGTTATAAAGGCATGTTATGAAAAATTAACAAGTAATAAATAATAACACAAACAAATAAAAAAGAGAGATATGGAAACAATGAATTTTGGTTTAGCTGTAGAAGCTATGAAAATCGGTAAAAAAGTAGCAAGAATTGGTTGGAATGGTAGTGGAATGTTTGCCGTACTTTCTCCAGGAGCAAAACAGTTGCCAGCAACGGATTTCTTTAATAAGGACTTAAACGCTCACGCTTTGTCTATAGGTGGGTTTATGGATGTACGTCCAGCGTTTATGTTGAAGACTGCACAAAATGATGTAGCTTACTGGACACCGTCAGGAAGTGATTGTTTAGCAGAAGATTGGATAATTATAGAATAAGAAACAATACTCGAAAGCATACCATAGAACTGCTCAGAGTCATTTACAAGCTCTACCTGTCTCTTGACAATGTAGCGTTGATCCCTTGCTGTTGCAGGGGATTTTTTTATTCTTTTTTTTCACTGTGCCAAAGCAAATAACCTGAATATTTCAAATAATATTCTTAACCTGAAATTATAAAAGTAAAATTATGGCTATATTAAGAAATAGATTAGTGGGAAATGACCCAGGAGATGACCCAGGAATTTTTACACAAGCAGGTACTGATGGTCTATACGGAGGTTTCAAGAAGGGCACGGGTAAAATTGGGCTTTTATACAAGCCGGGTAGATTGGGTGTTCGTGGAGAAACAGAATATGCTGACCCAGGCGGTTCTTACTCTAGAGCTAATATGGATCTCGGGGGGTTTGCTGGCCCTAAAGGAGGTATAGGACACTCTTTTTCTACAGGTGTTACATCGGGAAGACATGGCTATGGCTACATAGGAAAAAATAAAGTTACTGGTGGTCTAGGTGGTTATGGGCGTTTTGCCTCTGATGGACTTGAAAGCGATGATAAATCTAAAGAAGTGAGCAAACTCCAAATTTCTGGTGGTATAGAAGGCAGATTGAATTTTCAACCTCGGCGTAGTAACTTTGACTTTTTTGGTAGAGCAAACTTAGGTGCTGGGTATTACGAAGACAAGATAGGGGGGGCACCTACTAAAAGGGGTGGTAGACCAGAATTTGGGGTAAACGCAGGTGTAAGATATAGATTTTAATTTATTACGATATATACCCGACAAGGTAGGAGCTTTGACTTAGGTTGAGGCTCTTTTTTTTTTATCTGAAATTTTTAATTATAATTAATATAATCTTACAAATTAATATTTGATGAGTTTATTATACAAATATCAAACAGGCGGGAAATATTACACACCACCTGTTATGCAGTCAGATAACACACGTGTAAACTCTCCAGTGAAAATGCCAAAAGCTTTCACGGGGCCCATGGAAAAATTAGAGCAAGAAAAATCTTTAGCCAAACATCTTACGCAATCTGGCAAGGCTGCTAGTTTTTTGGGAAAAAAATACACAGACCAAAAAGGCAACCCAAAAGAACTAGATGAACTTATGCTTAGGGAGATACAAAAAAATCCTAAGATAATGTCAGCTGTCGATAAAAATGAATATAAATTATTTTTAGAAAGAGATAAACGTGTAAATGATCGTCAGTCTACAGCTTACAAAGTTTTAAATAATGTAAGTGCATTTGCTTCCGATCCTATAGTTACAGGGGCAAATTTTATGAAAGGAAAAGGTGCTCTTGTAGATCAAGCAAAAGTATTAGGAGACCCTGAAAATCCCAATTACGCAAATTACAATAAAGCCGTGGGAGGTGATGGTGTAATAAATACCGGCGTAAATATTTTTAATCCTGCTGCTTGGGCAAGAGACGCTTCTGTAGATGTAGATAAAGGAAATTACTTGAATGCAGGTGTTAATTTAGTTACTGGAGTTGTTGGTGGAACTGGTGTTCTAGGTATAGCAAAAGGAGCGGCTAAAACATTGGCAAACAAGCCCTTACTTAGGGGTGCTGAGTTTCTTACTACAAAAACACCTTTAAAACATGCCTACAAACAAATAGGAGTTCCTAATACAGGTAAGACGCAAGGTTTACTGTATAGACCTTCTAATAATGATATAACTCTTTTTGCTAATCCTACTAAATCTGAGCAACTAGGTATGACTGTTTATGATATTAATAAAGAAGGAAAATCTGTAGGATACATAGGGGGAAATAAATTATCTAACGGTGATTTTGAAGCTGCTGATGTAGAAGTTGACCCAAAATTTCAAAAGCAAGGAATAGCAGGAAAAGCTTATAACCAATTAAACAACTCATTAACTGAAGGAAATAAAGTTAAATCTTGGGGTGCTTTTGTTGAAGACGTGTCAGGGACAAAACCAGGAGAAAAATTGTGGGAGAGTTTAGAAAAACAGAACTTAGCGCAAAAAAATCCAAAAGGAATTTATGAAATGATACCGTCTACATTTCAAGGATTACCGGGGGGAAATAATACAATTAAAGCGGGAGTTCCTAAAAACAATTTTCAATCAGAAGTTAACAATATAGGTAGCATTTTTAAAAAGCCATTGACAGACAAAGATAAAGAAATGTATAAATGGTTTAATGAACAATTAAAATTTGATAAACTTCCTGAAACTACAAATAAACAAAGTATTGATGTTTTAGATAATTTTCAAAAAAGAATTAGAACTTCAGAAGGTCAAAGAAGACTTAAAGCCCTTGGTATAGACAATGATAAATTATTACAAAATCTAAAAATAATAGACGACGATAAAACTTATGGTTATTACAAAGGGGATAAAAATAAAATTGCAATACATCCAGAACACCCTTTACCTAAAAAAGTCATAAGGCATGAAATAGAACATGCAGTTCAAAGTGCATTAAGAGCATCTAACGTGAGAAAAGCTATAAATATTTCACCAATTGAACTAAAGAAAGCTTTTGAATCAGGAACAACAGAAATTGATGACATTTTATCAGGATTAGAATTAAGAAGAGAAGTCACTCCAAATAAAGTTCGGGAAGGACATGTAGGTACGGATGAACCTGTAGATATGTCTAACTACAAATCTATTATTCGCAATAGACAAGATGCAACTGATTATTTTTTAACTGGTTCCAACGGGAGGGAGAAATCTGCTTTTTTAGGGGAAGTACAGCAGTATATGTTAGATAATGGACATTTAAAACATGCTTACGATAAGGTTACACCTGAGATGGTAAAAAAGACTATGGCAAATGCCGTATTTGACGAGGAAAGAGGTGGTAAGTATTTAAGACTATTTAATATAATGAAACCAAATGATAAAAACTATGAAGTGGTTTCAAAAGGATTAAATAAAATGTTAGGCTTTGTTGCACCAGTAATAATAGGGGCTCAAGCAATTAACAATAAGAAAAATTAAATTATGAGTTTATTATACAAATATCAATCAGGTGGTAATCTATTTCCTTACGGTGGTCCTGTTAAACCTTACGTTCCTAAGAGTGTTAAAGACCATGCCTACAGAAAAGGAATGTATGAGGATAGTTTATCCTTATATAAGGCTTATGATTTTCAAAGAAACAACTGGAAGCCTGCATATGAGGAATGGTTAACTAAAATAGCCCCCTCCCGACATATGAGTAGAGAACAGCTAAGAGCTCAAGTGGATCATGATTTGGGTAAACCTGGAACCCAGACTCTTCGCCCGTTTTCTTCAAGATTAGTAGATGCGAGTTATAGGTATAAGTCTAAGTATAAGCAGCTTGATGATCCTGATTTTAATTACTTTAACCCTTCAAGATTAGATCAATTACAATCTCAAATGGGTTCTGGGCGGAGGGATCTTGGACCGATATTTATGACGATGCCTTCTGACGATGTGATGATTGCTAAGTATAAAGAATTAATAAAAAACAATTATAAGCAATTTAAAATCTCTCAGCATCCATCTCCTGATTTGTGGCATAAATTAATTGACCCTATTGGTACTTATAGAGACGGTGATTTGAGTCCTATTTACAAAAAACCTGTACAAGAGATAGCGGATGTAAATACTATTGGTTCACTGCCTGTAAAAAGTGTTCTTAACTCCCCACGAAGTTATCCTAAACTTACTGTTTCAAATTTTGATTACAAGAAAAAAAGTTTACCAAAACAATACCCTATGTCAGGAAGGCAACAAACAGTATTGACTTGGAACCCTGAATTAAAAAAACATGATATAAAACTACGTATACAGGAAGATGCTTTTATTAGAGATGAAGAAGGGTGGCAAGATAATTCAAAACCTGTAGTTTACTATAATCCTGAAACAAAAGAATATAGTGATAAGCCTTTTGTAGTTAATTATAAAGGAATAGATCAAAAAAGATAAATTTAAAATAGGTTAAACAATTATGAGTTTACTATACAAACACCCTCCCAAGCGTTCACCAGAGGTATATAAAAGCTATGTTCAAGACTTGAGAGTGTTGGAAAATAGACAAAACACAGGTTTCAGAAATGGTAAATTTTATCCCTACGACAGCGTAGAAGGTGGAGCTCAAACTATAGCTAGTGGCCATAAGATAAAAGAAGGTGAAGATTTTTCACAAGGTTTAACACGAGAAGAAGCTAAAGCACTTTTGCAAACAGATTTTGAAGAACACAAATACCGAGCTTCAAAACAGTATGATAAGATGACTTCCACAAAAGGTGCTTTTGCCAAATTAGAACCGTGGAAAAAAGTTTTATTGACTGATTACACTTTTAATGTGAAAGGTGGTTTAAAAACTTTCCCGGATTTGGTTACAGCAGTTTCGCAAAATGATAAGGCTGGTATAGTTTCAAACTACGAAAGAGTAGGTGTAGGTGTAAGAAATAAGTGGATGGCGGGTTTAATATACAACAATACTACAAAATTATGAGCTTATTGTATAAAAAAGGTATAGCTTCCTACCGTAAAGCTTTGTCTTTAAGAAAATGGAATTGTTAAATTTAAAGTATGAGTATATTATATAAATACCAGAGTGGGGGTGCGCTTCCATACAGAACACCTAGAATGGTTTCTAATAAAGACATTAAACGGAGTTATTATGATCCCATAGAAGAAACTATGTATTTAACACCTGAAAATCTTGAAGAACCTGAAGTAATTGCGCATGAGCTAATACACCATAGGCAAAATTTAAGTGGTACTAATAATGCTACTGGGGTACCTTTTTTACGCCCCACAATGCCTACAACTGAGGAAGCCTCTGCCGATTACCACAACAGAAAATTTTATGACGTTCAGAGATACTTACAGGCTATGAGAGAAAATCACTCGGATACTAGATTTATGCCTGACGATTATTTGTATGACAAGATTATAGACGCCAATTTATATAATGACCCCGAGACCAGTGAGGGAGAAGCTCAGTTTTATCAGAAACAATATTCTGAAACAGACCATTTCAAAGAAGAATCGGCTAAAATGAAAGCTGGGCTGCTTTACAATAAAAATAAAAACAAATGAATATAGAAGACTTACACGATGACGACTGTGATGGGATTGAAGTATTTTCTAATGAAAAGAAAAAGGAAAAACCCCACGTAGAAATCAAACCAGAGTATACTTCTGCTAGAAAACATCCTAGAGAAAGTGTAGATGTAGATAGTAAATGGAGTAAATTTGAAATGTAAAAATTATGAAATTGATCTTAAGTATAGACGGTGGTGGTATAAGAGGGCTTGTACCAGCTTACATTTTAGCAGAATTGGAACAAAGATACGGAAAGGCTTTGCCATATGATTACGTCGCCGGGACTAGTACTGGTTCTATACTTGCAGGTGGTTTGGCTATTGGTTTATCCGCGGAAAAAATGTTAGGTTTTTATTACGAAGATGGCCCCCGTATATTTGCTAAACCTTCTTTAAACCACAAATTAAAATCCTTGTGGGGCCAACGGGGGGCTAAATATGACGGGCAAATTTTTGAAAATGTCTTGCGGGAGAAATTAGGAAATGTAAAATTGAAAGACGTAAATCTACCTTTCTTGTGCACAGCTTACAATATGAGTTTTGCGTATCCAACTTTATTTACAAACAAAACTCATCCGTCTTACGATTTAGTAGATGTTATCAGAGCTAGTTCTGCAGCACCTACTTACTTTACACCAAAAATTATACTAAAAAATGAATATATAGACGGTGGTGTTTTTGCCAGTAATCCTTCTGTTGCAGCATTAACTTATGCAAAAGAAATTTTTAAGGTGCTTGTTCCTGAAACAATCTTTTTATCTATGGGTACAGGCGGAAATCCTGATAGATACGAAAATGTTGAAAAGTGGTTTAAGTTAAATTGGATACAACCACTTATAAACCTTATGATGTCTGCTGACAATTCTTACACACACGATATTATGGAAAGTATATATGCTTCTGTAAATAAAAGAAATGATTATTTTAGATTTGACCAAAAAGTTCCCTTTGATTTTGTGTCTTCAATGGATGATGCATCACCGGGAAATCTAGATGTATTAACTTCTACAGCGAAAAAATTTATAACTAAGAATTCTTGGCATATAGATATGCTGTTAGAGAAACTACGTAACTTGGATAATTAAAATATTTTAACAATTATAACACAAATACAAATTATGATCTTAAGAAAATATCAACTAGGGGGCAGTGTATTGCCTGAGAGTTCAAATTTAAATTTGAACCAAACAAATAATAAAACGTCTTTATTATATGGCAGAAATTTAACGGGAAATATGCATGATAGAAACCTTGATATTTTTGCTGTTGGTGGTTTAGATCACCAGAACGGTTACTTAGATGGTAATGCAGGACTTCAAATTTCTACCCCAAATAAGAGTTTGTTTGATCTTGGTGTGCAAGGAAATTTCCGCGGGGGTAAAGATTTCTTCGGTATAGATCATAGAATAAACGCTGGGATCCAAGGTAAGATGGGTAGTAGAAGATCGCCAGTGTACGGCTCTGCTGGTGGTTACGCTGGTATAGAACAAAACAGGTCAGATGGTATGGGTGCCAACAGGGGGGTTTACGGTAATCTTTCTTATAAAAGCAAACAAAACCCTAGACTAACTGCTTTTTTAGAAGGTAAACTTGGTATGAGATCTAGCGGTGAAGGTTTTAATAATACTTGGAAACCAGCCAATTCTATAACAGGGGGTGTATCTTATAATCTATAACTTGATCGAGTCAATTATTTTTCTTATATTTGCTTTATAAATAAGTAAATATAAGAAAATATGACAACAATACACACTTACTTTCACGCAGGAGATGTTGTGAAACTGAAACAAAATATTGCAAATAAACCTGAGATGGTTGTTTTGAAAATTAATAAAATTAGACCAACCACAGAAAAATCAGAGGAAAGACGCCCTATATTATTAGGAGTTACTTGTTATTGGTTTTCCACTACCTTTATTTATCAGGAGAGAACATTTTCATCTAAAGATTTAGAAAAAATCGTATGTTGAAATTTATAGTTCATAATGGAAAGGTATGTTTAGATCCTGCCATTATGCTATTGGAAGAATTTTCAGATATACTTGCCTATGGTAAGAAAAAGAAAAATGAAGATTTATCTAATAGGATGTTGTTATACATATTCTTGTGTTGTGATCTCACAGATGACAATTTCTTGCGTGATGTCGATTACAGACTTAAACCTGAGCAAGCTATATCACGAGCATTTTCTGGTACTATAAAAAAGTTTTCAGAAGTAGAATCAACTCTTATAGACGCAGGTATAGATGCCTACAATTTTTTCAATGAAACTTCGGCTGAAAGAGCAATAATGACTGTGGATAAAAAAATTGATGAGGCAAGAACTATGCTCGACGCTACTGAAATCGAAATTGTTCGTAATATAAAAGATAACGGAGAAGTTACTTTTGTATCCAACGAGACTATACTATTTAAAATTGCAGAAAATATAGGGAAACTTATGACTCTGAAATTAGCTGTTTCTGCAGCTGCCAAGAAAATGGAAAACACAGGTAGAGTGCGAGGTGGAAAAGGTTCATCTTTACTAGAACGTGGTAATCTTGTAAGAAAAAATAATGGCGACTAGGAGAATAGACTTGGCCAAGTTACCAAAAATGGTCGGTGTAAAGAATGAATACGACAAATTTGCTTTAGATTTTTTGCTCATAAATGAACATGGGCGAGTTATGAACGGAGAATTTGACGTAACAGAATCGCCGGAAAGATTGGTAGGTGTGGCTTTAGGTGATGAAGAAATAAAATTAACTGATTACTTAGTCTACCGACCTATACCCAAAGAATTGTTGCGTTGGCGCGATATTCCTAATTATCATCCTGATAGTCTTGACATGGAAGAATGGTATGCTCCACTTTTTTCATATTGTTACGAGGGGGTTTGGATAGACGGTGAATACTTTAATCCGTTTTTTGTTTATTGGGTAAACATTTTTGTATTCCCAGTGCCTATATACGACTCTGAGGGGAAGCCTACACCTGATTTTGAAACAAGTCATCCAAAATACTGTAATATAGATAGATACTTTTTTGACTATTGCTGGAAAGCTTATCTTAACTCCTTGGACGTCAGTATAATGGGAGGTCGTGGTGTTGGAAAGAGTTTTATGATTAACAATATCTTAGATAGAGAATTTAGATTAATAGTTGAAAGTTTAATATTGGTTTCTTCTACAAATGAGGAAACAACTAATGAAGCGTGGAATAAAATAGAGCAGGGTTTAAATGCTATACCAGCTTTACACAGAGCTTTAAAATTAAAATTGATAACAAATTCATCAGATACTAAACTAGCTGGTGAAAAAATAGAATTACCAGATGGCACTACAGAAGATCGTGGCCATTTATCTCGTTTCGAAAAAATTGTTTACGGTAAAAACCCAGGTAAAACAAGGGGTAAACGTCCAACTAAACAATTAGTTGAGGAGTTTGCGGCATTTCCACCATCCCACCAAAAGGGTTCTTTAGGGGCTTGTAAAAGGGAAAGTCGTGGGTCTTGGTACGTAATGGGTAGTATTAAAAAATGTCAGGTACTATATTCTGGTACAGGGGGTACAGTTGAAAATGATGAAGCCGAAGGGATTTTTTGTAACCCCAAAGCTCATGATATACTTGCTACAAATGATTTTGGTTCACCAACAGGCTTCTTTTGCCCTACTCATATAAAACGAGCGGGTACATGGGAAACTACGGGCTGTCCCGATGTTGTACTAGCAACAAGTGAGGTTAATTCTGAGCGTGAGGCTGCAAAAACTGACCCTGCAGCTTATGTGGGGTTGTTGCAAGAATACCCTATGACGATAAAGGAAGTTTTTATGCGTCGAGGTTCTAACATTTTTAACCAAGAAAAAATTGCACAACAACGTATAAATATTACACACAACAAAGATGCACCTAAACCAGGTAAAGGATTTCTCAAATGGGAGCGTGCTGAAAACGGTAGAATAGTTGGAGTTACTTGGGCTGAAAGTACTGTTGGGGATATAGAAATTTTAGAGCACCCTCATTGGCTATCAGAAATGGCTTTAGATGACGAAAAAGTTCCGATGGCAAATTTGTATGTAGGTGGTTGCGATAGTATTGACCAAGGTACTGGAGATTCTTCTTACGCAACAGATAATAAAAAAGGATCTGAGTTGGCTATACTAATTAAAAAACGTATGTTGGCAAAAGGATATTTCAGGACAACTTCAAATATTTATGTTGCAAAATATAACAAAAGATCACAAGATGTAAAAACTGATTGGGATAACGCTTTGAAGTTGGCTTATTATTTTAATGCTGAAGTAAATATTGAGTACACGAAGATTGGTATTGTAGGGCATTTTCGAGATAATGGTTTTTATAACTTACTAAAGAAAAGATGTACTATAAATTTACAAAATGCAGATCCAAATAAGCAAACTACACTTATAGGTACTACAGTTGCAGGCCCAATTATTGATCACACAGATCAAAAGATAAAAGCTTACGTTGATGATTTTTATGATACTATTTGGTTCCCAGAATTATTAGAGCAGCTACAAGATTACAACAGACAAAACAGAACTCCTTCGGATTTTGTTATAGCAATGGGTCTTTGTGAATTATCAGATGAGGATTTAATGGGTAGAGAAGTAAAGCCACCTGAAGTTCTTACAGGCGGTTTGCAATCTTTTGGTTACTACTCAGTATGGGAAAACGGGAAACTTATTAAAAAGTATGGTGTAATACCCACAAAATCCAGTGAAGTAAAAACTTTTGATGACTCTATACGAAGAGATGCTGCTAATTTTGCAACACATGGTGGTGTAAGGTGGATAGATGCGTCCGACCCTAAAAATCCAAAATATCAATATGATGATTAGTTTTCCCTGAATTATATATCTTATTTTAATACTATAGTAATTGTAATAAATAATATGATAATATGGAAAAGTTAAGCGTCAAACCACAAGGTCTAAACATTTTGGCTGAGGTTACAAAATTACCTTCGTACGTGGACGGTGTTTATATGGGTGAGTCTCAAATGACTACGAAAATGAATATTGAATACTACTACGGATCTGCCATAAAGTTGGGAGATGGTGCTAATGCTAAAGATCAATGCCCAGAAGTAAAAGAAGGTGATAATATTGTTTTTGCACAATTTGCAGGCTATGGAGTTCCAACAACAGATGGGTATTGTAAAGTAATTAGAGGCCACGATATCGTAGCTATTGTAAAAGGTAAATTTGAAAACATGTCAGACACAAACGTAAAACCAACAGGGGAAAGAATTCTGGTAAAAATTATAGGTGAAGAACTAATTCAAGATGGTGTATATGATGACACTATTGATCCTAGAGAAGCACTTACCCAAAAAGGAGCGGTAGTTTCTTGCGCTAAAGGTGCAACTAAATATCCTAAAGGAACTGTTGTTGCTTTTGACCCTTACTGTGGTAATCTTATTATGAATGAAAATGATTGCAAACTAAAGACAATTAATCAATTTGATATTTTATATACCATAGATAAATAATGAGTTTATCACAACGCTATTTTAACACTGAAGATACCACGGTTTCTGAGAAAGATAAGTCTGAATACACTTATCTTTCCCAGTCAGTGGATTTCTATATTGCTTCGTTGGTTCGTGAAAAGGGCCACATTAAACACGCACGTGATTTATATGATGGCGTAAGAGACAAAGCAGAATACCGATACTTGGAAGAGGTCTTTGGTATAGAAACACCGATAGCGGTTAAAATGACACCACTTATTAAAACACGTATTGATGTTTTGATAGGTATATTGTTGGATGAAACCTTTACCTACAGAATCTCTATAAATGATTCCGCATCACTTACAGAGGTAGAGAACAAGAAGATAAGTGAAAAAGCTAAAATTATTCTTGGTAAATGGAAAGAGTTTCACGATGCCAATGTTAAGTTAGTTCAAAAAGGTGAAGCGCCAAGTGAAACTGCGCATGAGAAAGACTTTCTTTCTAAATTAAATGAAAAAATAAATAACAGTTTTATATCTGAGTTTGAAATCGCTGCACAATCTTTAATTAAATTTTTTGAGCAAGATGCTACAATAGATATAAGACAAAAAATAAAACAATACTTTTTAGATCTTCTCATATCAGGAGAAGCTTACTACAGAACTTGGGTTTCCCGCTTAGGTGAAGATCCACAGTTAGAAATATGTAAACCTGAAAATGTTTTTATTAGTAAAAACACAAGTCATCAGTTTATGTCAACTGGTAACAAACCCAATGTAACTGCAGCTGTGCACAGGTACTTTTTGAAAAGAACTGAAATACTGCAACGTTGGGGCCACGTTATGACTGACGAACAAAAAGAAAATTTATTTGGGCAAGCTAGTTCCGAGGGTGCAAGAGTTATTAGAGATCCGAGGCAACTAGATCATATGTACGATTCCCGGTGGTCTAATAATGAGAACCAACACATGAACAGTGCTTCGGATACTCTCCCAGTATATCATGTCGAATGGCTAGCTAACAATGAAGTAGAACTTTCCGCTGAAGATATAAAAAACTTTCAAGTAGTTGATGAAATAACTAGTAAATTTGATGCCCACTTAAAGAAAGGAAAATCCGCTGGTAGTGGTAAACCAAATAAAAAAGGTTATAGATTAGATCGCTACGAAGGAATTCGCATAGGTTGGGATATCTACTTGGAATTAGGTAAAAGTAAATTTGCACCACGTAGTATAGGAGCTCCTTCTTTCACTACACTATCTTATAACGGGGTAGGTTACAATGACAGAAATTCAAAACCATATTCTTTAACTTTATCTTTAAAAGATTTACAAGATTCTTACGATGTTGTAACTTTCTTCAGAGATAACATTATAGCAAACGCAGGTGTTGATGGTTCTCGTATAAATCTTGCAGCTATACCTAAAGTTTTAGGTCAAGATTTTATGGAGCGTTTAATGAAATTCATAGCTTTCCGTAAACAAGGATTGGAAATATATGACCCCACAGAGGAAGGTGCAAACCTATTTCAGCATTACGGTGACTTCAAAGGGTCTATGAATGGAAATACTATTCAGCAATTAAATATTGTACTTGAATCTATACAAGCTCAAGCAGACGTAGTTACTGGTATTAATCGACATATGTACGCAGCTGCTGAACAGAGAGATGCAGTTACAAACGTGCAATCCGGAATTAAACAAACCTCACTTATTACCAAAGATTTATTTGAACTTGTTTTTGACAGTAGAAAACACTTATTAACTGATCTTTTAAATTGGGCAAAAATTACTTACAAAAAAGGTAAACGTGGGTCTTATATTTTAGGGCAAAGAACAATATTGTTTCATGCACAACCAGAAAATTACAGATTTACTGACTTTAATATTCATGTAGTTAATTCTAGCCGTGAGAATTTGAAGTTAGAAAAATTAAATGCTCTTGCACCACAATTAGCTGGTAAAGGAGTAATGGAAGACGAGACACTTATAAAAATGATCATGACAGATTCCCCTTCAGAAGCATTGATGTTGGCTGAAGATAGTATGGCGAAGCGTAAAGCTGAAAATGATCAAGTTAAGAAAATGTCTGAGCAATTACAGCAATTACAATCTCAATCTGAACAACTTCAACAAGAGTTAGAAAAGATGAAGGTGGAGAAAGCAAAATTAGAAAAAGCCGACAAAGAATTGAAAATGGCGGACTTAGCTATAAGAAAAAATGAGTCAGAAGAACGCATTCGACAGAGTGATGAACGTTTAACTTTAGATACAAAAATACAGGAAGCTGAAGTTGCAAAAGATCTTGAAGTTGTTCGTTTAGAAAGAGAGCAGTTATATGCTGAAAATGTAAATGGAAACACCAGGCAAGTAAAAAATAATTTATGAGCCAGGAGAAAAGATATATTATAAGGTTAGACAGTAGAACAATTGTCTCTGTTTTATCTTACCAACTGTACAAACCAAAATGGTTAAATTACTTTGGTTCAGTAAAGCAAGTAAATGAATTTATAAAAAATTATAACAACTAAAAGTATGGATATTAGAGTAGTTGAAAGTGTAGCCACTAGTGGTGGTATGAACAATACAAATATCCGTATTGATCCTGCCGTGGAAAATATAAGTTTAGCTTGGGATGAACCTAACGCTAAATTATCTGTTGTTGATTATAATTTAGATTATAGTGTTTTGCCTTTTCAGATTGGTTCTGATATGGTAAAAAAAGTATTCTTGACTTACAACGGTAAGAATAAAACCACGGGTACGATGGTTGAAACTGTACTAGTTGAATCTAGCGCTGAAGCTGATGTAAACCAAATTCCAGGGTACAGAAATTCAAATGAGTGGGCGTACACCCCCAGCGAGTTTAAATACAACCTAGAATTAAGAAATTTAACTAATCCTTTGGACTACGCAAATATGCCATTTGATTATAGCCAAGGATTTACGGTAGTAAAACAATTCTTAACTGCACAAGCAAATATCAGTCCAGGCACTGCATACACCGCATTTTACCGCGCACCCCACTTTACTTCTTTTCTTCCTGCAAATGTGGAAAGTAATAGAATATATGTAGATGGTTGGTACACTAGTTATGTAATTGCTTGTAAAACTTGGGCTGTTTTAAACCCACCAACAAACGGTTCTACAAAAGGACATATTTTATTTTACCCTAACCAGGACAAATTTTATAAAAATATTACTGGTGCTGGTGGCAGTTTAGTGCAAGACCCTCAAAATAGTTCACTTCTAAAGCCTGACACTATTAATTGGGCCCCAGACCCTAACTTTTCGGAATGGGCTGATTTTATGCGTTTATATGTGGATGCATTTTCAGTTAATTCCCCTGTTTATTACGCTGAGACACAGCATTTAGTAACTGTAGAATTAAATAGAGCTATACTAAAAGAATTAAAGAAACAATGTTCATGCTGTCATGACCCTAACTTTGATACTTCTAAGATAATAGCTTATATGAAATTAATGCAAAAACGTTTAGGTGCTTATGTACAATTTAATGCAGAAATTTTTCATGAAGCTTCTTGTATATTAGACAGTGCAAGATCTATGTGTACTTTATGTTTATATAATACTGATGAGTCATGTTGTTAAACTTTACAGATGACTATATATTTACTATAAATTCTGGTAGATTATTGTTAGGAGACATACAGTTAACATTGGCACAGCAAGAGCCATATATTGGGAACTCTCCCCGTTTAGATAAAATCTACGCGCAAAGTATAATTATCTCAGGTATTATTGATTATTTCGAAAATGATGACAATAGTAATCCCAGAGAGAATGAAGCATTGTTGATGTGTTTGAGAAGTGCAATAGATAAAAATATTTGCAGAAACCCTAGAAATATCACTGAAGAGGTACGCAATTACCATGTAAAGAAATACGGTTACTATTATTGGCGAAGCTGATGACAATAGTAATCCTAGAAATATCACTGAAGATGTACGCAATTACCATGTAAAGAAATAACCCTCAAATAAAAAATATTATGCCAGGAACATACCAACAAAATAACAGTATATTAGGACAATCTCAAACTAACCCAAGAGCTATGAGAGCCTTTGGTGTTCCAGATACAGATAGCCGAGAGATAAAAATTACAGGCAGTTCTACAACAATAACACCGAACTTTATGTTTGACCATACCTTTACAACGTATATTTCACCTGTAGCCAATGGTTTAGACGTAAATTTTTATTATCCCACAAAGGCTGAAAGTAGAAGCTTGCATAGACTCTGTTTAGATAATTCTAATAACACTGTGTCCAAATTTTTTACCTTTTCACCAGAATATGTATTCTTGGATGATATGAATAACACCACAAAAACGTATACTGTAGGCGCTGGTAAAAAGCAAGTATGGTATGGAGCTATAATTACAGGTAAGTTATATTTAAGAGTTGATAGTAGTAGTACCAATTAAGTTTAAAACTTTTTTCCTATAATCGAGTAATAATAAATAATAAGACAATATGGATACAATAACATCACTAGAAGATCTTCATGACGAAGATAACTTAGATTTAAATTTAGACAACACAGCGGTAGATCTTACAGATCCTGCAGCATCTGAATCAGATAATACTGACCTAGAGACCACCGAAGGCGATGACACAACTCCTGGTATTGAGCAATTTTTATCTCAATATGGTGTAGTTGGGGGTATAATTTCCTTTGAAGATGGAGACAAGCACTTTGATGAATTATCTGAATCAGAGAAATTTAACGTTTTACATGATCTCGCACAAACTACTTCTGCTACAGTTGAAGAAGAACACGGTCTAGACGAGGAAGAAGTAGGATTGATTAACTGGATTCGGGGACAAAACCAACCATTACAACAATCTATTGAACTTCTTGCGCAACAAAGAGTAGAACAAATTTTAGCACTATCTGAAGCAGGAAGTACTGATTTCTCGGCTATGTCAGATGATGCAGTTATGATGAAGTGGCTACAAAGTAATGACCCTGAAGCTTCTGAAGAAGATCTTTCTGAGGAATTAGCAAGAGCAAAAGACGGAAAATTCTTTAGTAAAACTGTTGAAAAATACAGAGAGCAATTTGTTAGAGAACAAACTGTTCAACAAGCAGAAGCAAGAGAAGATGAACACCAAGAAATGTATGCTGAGATTGAAGAACAGCGTGGCCTTATTGCTACTACTGTTGCAAATATCAAAGATGTTGTAGGTTTCGAAGTAAGTGAAGAAGATAAAAATTTAGTTTTGCATGATCTTTTAGAAGTAAATG